GCTCGTTTCGTTGTTGAAAAATACATACGCCATGTTGTAGGATCCTATAACGGAATTAAAGAGATAGACATTATGCAAGACAACCTCAAACAAGAACTTCGTCTTAGCGAGAAAGCTTACAAACAACGAGTTTTTACATCATGTCCAAAATCTCTTTCGATGTTTGTTCGAACTATGACCTTGAGATTTGCCTCAATCCTGACAAAATACCATCTAACAATGCCCTACAAAATCGGAGTTAATTCTGCAGCTGAATGGCATACCTACGCACAACAAATGGAATGCTTTGCAGGTAAGAAAGGTATGGGTTTTGGTTTTGATCTCTCTCGTTGCGACAAACACATCACAAAACAATTCTTTGAAGTCGTCCTACGCGGTATTCTCGAGAAATTGGTTGAGAGTGAGCATAGTAAAGATCGATGCAATTGTAGACATACCAAAGAACAACATTTAGCTGCTATCGGTATTGTCATTGAACAACTTTATAACAACGTTATTGCGTCTCAAGACATGCTCTACGAAAAGAACAGGGGCAATTCATCAGGCTCCGATCTCACCATCGTCATCAATAGTATTTACATCGACTATATTCTTTTCTCCTGGTTCAAACAACAATCAAAGATCAGTAGGCAATTTCCTCCTACTTGGGAAGCATACCAACGTCTGGTTTTCAGAATGCTATGCGGAGATGACGGCAAAATCATCGTCAATGGATTTCATGATTTCTTAAATTTCAAGACCTTCAAAACTTATATGGGTGAACATGGAGTCGAAGTCGATTCTCCTCTTAAAGATGGTAACGATCAACCATTATATCCCATGCATGAAATTCCTTTTATATCTCGCGGATGGTGCTTAACAAAACGAGGCCTTTACATTCCAAAATTCAAAATTGAGATCATCTCAGGACTTATCTACTGGGCTCGCGAACACACCCTTGAGCATTACGAGGACATTCTTCGCCAACTCTCTGAGTTTATCCTTCCTTACGGTCGGAAAATTTATGATACCTTTTACGACGGAGCATTATCTTTCGTCAGCGATGTAGGTAGTAGTATCATCATTCCTACCTACAAAGAAGCCCTACTGAATGCAGAGCGGCAAGTTCACGGACTTGCTTTAAGTCAAATGAAAGTTCTAGAAGATCAAGCATCTCGAAAAACTAACGAAATAATTACAAGCAAAATGCCTGTCTACGAAGTTAAGAACCCGGAATGTGCTACCTATGTTGCACTGGTAGGAGCTTTAGCGACTCAGGCGAATCCTAAAATAAAAGAAGCTTCCGACCATTACCAGAGAATCTTGGAAACAGCGGAAATTTTCTTCACTCAACCAGCTACAAACATCTCTCGCTCATGGAAACGTGCATTCATCAACGTTCGTTTTGCCGAACCCTTGGAACAGGCTGTTCTTATCTCACACACTCTTCAAGAGTTGGTGCGGAATAGGATCAACTCAAATCCTGGTATTCGCTATGCCTTTGAGCTCAAAACACTTCGAGCTTTAGTAAGACTTATCCAATCGGAGAATCCTACTATGTCTATGAGTCAGATGGACCGCCAAACACCAGGTTCAGCTATTCCTCAGACCACTCAAATGGAAAATCCTGGCATTAACGCTTCCATCAACCACACTATGAATGCGCACGCTCCAGCAACCATGGCACTTCCAGTTGAACATCTTCCTCAGCTAGCTACAATGCTACCAGGACAAGGAGTACCTACGATGGTTAACACGCCGATTAACAACACTATGGAGGACGGACCTCTTATTGAGGCAAGAACAACCTACCTACCTACCACTCTTATGTCATTCGGAGGCATCGTCGAAGACTTCAAAGACATCGCGGTTGGTTCATACCAAGTCGTGGAAGTGCTGTCTGTTCCTGTCAACACACAACAAGGAACTGTTGTTTTTAAGAAAAGCTATGGTCTCGACATGCTAGGTGGCTTCGCTCGAAGATGGGTAAACCTTCACCAGCGTTACAGCGGTCCTATTCAATTTAAGATCTCTATTATTGCCAGCACCATCACTCAAGGTCTCCTCAGAATTGGCTACAACCAAGGCGTTAACACTCCAATCAACATCGCTAATAGCAGCAAGTTCGGAGCAGTTGATTTCGATCTCTCTAAGGATAACAATGACATCTTCTTCACTATCCGACCAACATCAGATGGCAAGTTCTTCTTCCGTACCGACGAAGATCCCGGTGCAGATCAAGGTTTCATCTTTGGGCTTTTACTCACCCAGCTCACCAACAACTTCTCTGAATTGGGTGCAATTCAAATCATCATCCAATCTCGTCTTCATCCTGAATTCTGTGTTGCTGATCCTCTCGAAGATGGAATAACACCTGGTCCAACTACATCAAACTCTCTACAACAGACGATCGACGCCAGTGGTGCTAGTCAAGCGAATTCCACCCTCTTCATCGAATCACGCATGTATCCAAAATATCCGGATAATGCGGCTCAAGCTGCAATGATCAGTCTATTCGATCCAACCTTTACGAAGAGAGCAGCCGAAAGAGTTGTTGGCGTAGTTACCGGTATTCCGAATACAGGTGCTACTCACACTTTCTCAAACAAATTCGGATTCACGAACACATCTGTGACAAAATCTGGTGATGTAATGACGATGGAAATGAACGCCTTAGATACCAGCGAAGCTTTTGCGTCACGATACACTTCATACGCAGTTCCAACCCAAACTATGAACTGGAAGTACACCAACACAGGAAACCCTGAAGACACTGTTCCTGCCGTGTACAAAGTTTTGTCAACAGTCATGAAGGGTTATATCACCACATTCGATCAACTTTCTCTCGAACTACCCAATTCCGTAGCCGCCTTAGCAGGAGGTGAAGGGGAGTATGTTCCTTTCACAGCAAATCCAAATGTTCCAGCATCCACTCAAATTACTTCTGTCTATGTTGCTGACACTCTTGACAACAAAACTCTTCCGGGAGGATATTTCACTGTCGAGATTGGACCCGTATCAACACCTTCGGTGTCACCTGCAGCTCTTGCTCAAAATCTCAACCTGATCCCACGCTCAGATCTAGGATGGGTCATCAACAACTGGTGTCGCGCTAACTGTCCTGCAACTGGCCAAATCAAAGTCACAATCTCTGATCCTACCTTCTCTCAGACAATCCTCGAACTCCTGTATCGTCCTACGATTGGCTTCTTGACCACAGCCCCTTCTGCTCAAGCTTTCACATACCTCAATGCTAATCTTTCAGGTTATATATTCAGCACTACTACCTATGCTGATCAAACTGCAGTCACACTCAACAACGACTTCGGAGGCTTTGCTTCTATGGGTGCTGCTAGCAGAGCGCGCCCTCAAATGTTCAATATCTTAGGAGGACTCTTTGGAGGTATTGGTCAAGGCATGCAAAATAACCAAAATTACAAAAACCAATACAACCTTCAACAGCTGCAAGGTCAACAGCAGCTCAACAACATCAACGCACAAGGTGGCTATTCCCTTCAGAACACAGCCATGCAAGGCAAGAATTCCCTGAACAACATTCTTCAACAGGGAAGAAACACTGCCTACAACACCAATGTGCAAGCTTACCAACAGCGACAGACTTCAGCTTTCAACCAGTCTCTCGCAAATCTTGGTAACAACATGATGCACTCTCCTCAGAATAATGCATCAGCAAGAAACCCAGGTCCTGGCCCAGCACCATTTTCAGTCGATAACACCACTGGGGCCACCTGCGCCTAAACATTCAATTTTTCTTTCTTTTTATTATCTTTTTCATCATACCACTC